ATAATGTTTTCTCCTATTGATTTTTTACTCTAAATAATCCTGCAAGTCCACCCTTATTTGCAGTCATAATTTGGTTGTTATCTTGTACTATATTACTCTCTACTAGTCCACTTCTTCTTGCTTGGTTTGCTCTTATTTTGTCTAAGGCACTCATCATACTGTAATCTATATTACCCGTTGCAAAATCTTCGTTAACTTCCCCTGTTATAGGGTTAACAACATCTCCGCCTTCATCTTCATCAGGTCCTCCTCCCCAAAAATCATTATACTCGTCTCCTTGAAAGAAACCAAGGTCCGGACCAGTAACAGTATTTTTACCAATCACGTTACCACTTATATCTGTTTTTACTAAAGAATTACTTGGTTTCCAACCAAACATTTTAGCTAACCCATAAGCAATTGCAGTGTAGGGGTTTGAAAGCAATGCTTTTTCTACAACGTAGTTGACCATCTTATCAGCTATTCTTTTTTCAATAGAAGGGTTATCTTTTATGTCTTGAATAACATTTTTAATTCTACCTTTATAAGCTTGATCTTGTTTTACCTTAATCATGTCTTTTTTAGCTGAAGGTAAGTCATCATATTCTTTTTCTTTTTGTTTTTCTTCATTGACAGTAACATAATCTGTTAAGTAATCTTGCATATCTAATGCATCACCATCAGCAGTTGGTCCTTCGTTAAATTCTGCAGTGGTTGTAGGTTGAGATGCTACAAATCCAAAATCTGAACCTGTATAGTCATTACTATTATCATTACTATTATCATTACTACTATTATTACCTGTGCTTTCACCTGGAGCATCATTATCAGGTGGATAAGCTGGAATTCCTTCGGATGTCATTGTTTCTTGACCACCTAGATTTACTAATGTGTCTCTTTCACTAGGTGTAATGTAAGCTAACAGGTGATCTTGACCTTTAATTTTTTTCATTGCTTTTCCGCCATTAGCCGCCGCCATGATACCTTGGGGCTCTTGTTCAGCAAACAAGGTTGTTAAGGCTTGATCGTTGTTTAAAGAATCGTTTTGTGAAAACAAATTTAATAATGGATCTGCTTCTTCTGTAACTTCAGCAGTTTCAGCCATCTCTTCACCTTCAACAGGCATCATCTGACTTGTACTACCACTCATTAAAACATTGTTAACTTGTTCTTCACTTACACCAACTAAACTTGAAATTGTAGAAGCATCAGCTCCTGTTGCTGCCATTGATTCTATCTGTGAAATAATTTCTGGAGACAGATCTCCATCTTCTAATTTTTTTCTAAACATAGAAGCAACACCACCCATGTTATATTCATTAGCCCATTTTTTTGCAATCTTGGGTTCATTAGCAAACATGTATCTTCTTTGTTTTTCAGATTTAAATGGCATTAGCACTTCCACTTTCTAAGTGCTTTATTTATTCTTGAATCTGGATCATTGGCTGTCTTGGCTGAAGTTAATTTTTTCTTCATGCCTTTCATTCTAGCGCAGAAAGATTTTTTCCTAGATCCACCTTCCGGCTGAGGTGCTTTTAAATTTCCACCCGTAGCTTTGTTATAAGATGCACGGCCTTTCGCATTTAATCCACCTGACTCTGACTTACCTTCTTTTCGAGTCCAAGCAGGAGATCCTCCTCTCTTAAAAGAGGAACGAACTGCTCCCATTCCAAGAGTAGCTCTCATTATGCCTTAGCCTTATTTTTTTTACTATTTGGAAAACCTGCTTTCATATTTGCATAAGCTTTAGGTGTAATAGTACTTTTACTTTTTGGTTTTGATGTACCTGCTTTTTTCTTAGCATTGATGTTTGCGTATAGTCCTGGTCCTGCCATAATTAACTCCTAGGTTCTTTTAAGATTCTTACATCTCGTTGTTTCATTTGATCGTTTTTTATTTTAGCTCTATTGGACATTTTTTGTTTTTCAATAGATGTTGTTGCTCTTAGAATAGCAAGATCTTCTTGCTGTTCCATTTTATCTTCTTGAAGATTCTGGTTCATCAAAGTTTTCATCTTATCCAAATTTAATCTAGCGTCATCTTCTTTTTGTCTTCTCATATTTTCTTGTGCTTTAAGATCTAACTCTCTTGCTCTTAGTTTAACAAGCGGATCATTACCTAAAATACCAATTGCTTCTTTTTGCTCTTTAACAAAGTCTTCTGTCATCTCTGCAATTAAAACAGCCTTACGAGATTCAATTTCTAGCTCTAATTGTTGCTGTTGTTGCTGCATTTGTTGTTGCATTTGCGGATTAGCCTGCATTTGTTGTTGCATTTGCGGGTCTTGTTGCATTTGTTGAGCAATTTGTTGTGCTTGTGCAATTTTATCTCTAAATTCTAGCTGAACTTGCTCATCAGACATTAAATTTATGTGTTCAAAGATGTTTTTTTCTAGTGAAGTCATAACTAACGGGTTATTTTGCGCCATAGTTGTTCCCATGAACGATAAATGCGCCGAAATATGTGCTTGATGGTCTTGACCAGTAAAAGCTTGGAAAGGTTTTCCACCCAAAGCGTCAATATGTTCTAAAGCTTGGTTTTTTGGAGCTGGTTTTTCTGGTGGTGGTAGAATTGTATCAATATTTTTAACACCGATTGCTACATACATGTCTCTATACGCTTCATACAGATTATGGATCTGTGGATTTGATTGAGCTAGTTGTAATTCTGTTTGAGCAATAGATACTCTTTGAGTTGATGAGAATATATTAGGATCTGCTACAGGAAGCACATCTATTTTGTCATCAAAATCTGTTTGTTTAATTTTATTATTACCACCTACAACATCGTAAGGGTATTCAGGTGGAAGGTATGTTGCAAAGACATTTGCTAATAAAGAAAACTCATTCTTCATAGAAGCATAAAGTCTTTTGTGGATTGCTGACATGACCCTTGAACCACGTTCTAAAAGAGCTACAGTTGTTCCAACAGCAGCCTGTTGGTTCCCATCACCAACTTGCATGTCAGCAATTGATGCGAATCTCTGTCCCGCTTGCACGCAAATACCCATCAATGACAATAAAGTCTGTGAAGGTTCTTTGTATGGTAATGGCATAAAAGCGTCTCTTAGATTTCCACCAGGTGCATCTACATCTCTAAATTCTCCCGGTTGAAGTGATTGGGCATCGTCTCTAACTCTGATCCCTCTCTGTTTAAATCCTGCAGGTAAATTTGATAATGTACCAGCATCGATTAGTTGTCTAAGTGCAGAAGTCGCTGCTCTTGTTAGACCTCCAATCATATGTATTAATCCAAAACCATAAAAACCAAGTCCTGGCAAAAATTTAAAATGCACGAAGTACTGTGTTTTGTTTTTCTTTGGATCGTCTACGTTATAGTTTCTTCTTATAGATAAAACTTTTCTTGAGCCATTATCTATGGTTACAATGTAAGGAATTCTAATACCTGTCGGTATTCCGTCTTCCCCTCTGTCTTCAAAACCTTCTAAGTCAAGATCAACATGACATTCAATCAAAGTATACAAAGCGTTATCTTTTGCTTGACCCGTCATTCTTGAACCTTCTAGTTCTCTCTCTTTTTTCTTAATTTCAGATTCTTCTGCATAAGGAGCAGACAGTTCTATATCTCTATAAAATCCACCTACTTGTTGTTTACGCAAATCGTTTTCTGATATTTTTATAATATGACAAATCGCTTCCGCATCCTCCAATGAGGTTGCAGAATACGGAACGACTAAATCATCTGCTGGGACAAACTTTGATACTGCTCTTCCCAATAAATCGTCATAATAAACTTTTTTAAATGTTGAACCTGCTAGTGGTAAATAAAATAACATTTGATCAAACTCGGGTTCGTACTCTTTCATAACGTTCATGATTTCATAATTCATAAAGTTAGTGACCCTTGTCGCTTGCTCCTCTTTTTCTCGACTCGAGACACCTAGTATCTGAGTTCTAATTGGACCATCAGCTGGTAATAATTCTTTGTATGCTTGCGCTTGAAACTGTGTAACCGCTTCTGCTAATACTGGATGCGTTGCACCACTTGCTCCTTGGAAAGGACGTGTTCTTTGTTCAAACTGAAAACCTAAAAGGTCTAAACCTTTAGTGTAAGATTGTTCCCACTCTCTACGAGATTCTTTGTAATCGGTATAGTTACCATACAACTCAGATCCTAGAGGCTCGAGAATTGAGTCTGGTAAAAGGTCTGCTAAGTTTGCGTAATGGTTTTCCGCTCCTTCGGGAGCTTCTGCACCTGGTTCAAAATTAATGTCAACCGAGCCATCTTCGTTTTCTGTAATCTCCGTGTTATCTCCACTAGGAATAGTTTCTTGAAGCGCTGCTTGCACTTCCATCTGTTCTTCATCCGAGGGTACGGTTACTGTCTGTCTTACGTTTGGTAAGGATTTATCTACGTCTGCCATTTATTTTCTCCAGTTTATCTTGTTTATCTTCTTTTGGTTCTTTAATCAAGCCTCTAGGATCAGGTCCCCTCAATGGAGGAATCTCTTTCCATTTAACATTTTTCATGTTTTTTACTAGTGTCGGGTTTTTCATTAATAATAGTCTTTTGTATCTACTAACTTGGGAGCATCCTTATAGTCTTCTGGGTGGTTCAAAAATCCTCCTTGTCTAAATCTTATAACTGCTTGGGTGGTACTATCCACTAAATCATCATTATCTCCAAAAGGAAACGATGCACACTCTTCTATAACTTCTTGAGCGAATTGTAAATGGGTAGGTGCCCAAATTTGTCCACTTTCAAATAGAGGTGCTACGGAGTTAACTCTGGCGTGTTTGTCGTTACCACGAGACGGAGTAAAATTCACTACAGGAATACCCATATTACGGAGCTCATAGGTTAAAGGTAATCCAGCAGCTTTTGCTTCTACTAACACAGTTTCTGGTTCCCAGTACTTGTACAGCTTTAAAGCTTCTCGCCTCAATTCTGGAAATTCAAACCTTTCCTTAACTGCATCTAATAAAATCATTTGTGGAGGTGAGTCTTCGTTCTCACGAAAAATACCCCAAGTAGTAATTGCACTAAAGTCAGCTGATTCTTTTTTCATAAAGGCTGTATCATAAGATTGTATGACATGATCACAATGTGGAATGCCTTTGTCCTCAGGCCACTTCTTCCACCAATCCCTTTTAATTAAAGCACCTTCCTCAGAGGTTGGGTTTTGCATATACTGTGCATTCCATTTTGGAAGTGCAACAGATGCTTTCACATTTAATAATTGTTCTAGTTCCCAATACTCTGGCCACACGGGTTTATTGTTTGGTAGGATTGCAGGAAATTCTACAAGTTCCCATTGGTCTGCTTTAGGGTCTGCAGCTTGTGCTGCTTGTAATCTACCTGTTAAATCTTTTGTATTCCATCTTGTCATAACGAGTACAATCATTCCACCCGGTTGAAGTCTTTGTCTAGGACCAGACGTGTACCATTCGTAAGCACGTTCTAAGGATTTAGCATTCATAGCATCTTGCTCAGAATGGGGATCATCAATAATTAATA